TGCTTCAAAAATAGTAGCGGCTTTAGACTTGAAAGATTCTGAAATAGTGTCATCGTCTGCAAACAAAGCATCGATGTCTTCTTTCATTTTTTTCTTCATATCTTCGTCTTCATCATCTTCGTCGTCTTCTACATCTTTACCATTTTTGTCCATAGCTTCTTTTTTCATGTGAAGCTGTGTGTCAGGTGATGCATCAGAAGGTTTTGTTGTAGGTGCAGCGGCACTTTTAGCAGAACCCTTACTTACGAGTTTGTTGGAATCGTCAGTAGCTTTGTTATTCTCAGGTGTAGGACCACCTAAGTCTTCTGGTGTTCCAGAATTGCCTGGTGTATCGTGAGCCAGCTTTGGCATAGGCATACCAGAAGCTGAACTCTTGCTTGCTGCAAGAATTTCTGCTGCTGCTTCCATTAATTTGTTTGTTGCCATTGGATATCTCCTTATGATTTCTTATTTATAAATTTTAAAGTTTTCGTAGGAAATTTTCGAAAAGCTGTAAACCAACAGCTTCAATTTCTTTACTTGATGCTTTACGAATTTGTTGTTTAGAATAATCGATGTCTGATTCTACAAAACGACCCTGAACGAACATCCATTCTTTGTTTTCCATAATACCCTGAACGAATGCGCCAGGTGCTGAAGGATCTGCAACAATATCGGCAGCAGTTGCAAGACGAAGATCATCTTGCACAAGATTATAACCTTCTTTTGTCATAACAACAGAACCTAAAGCACGTGAAGAAACACCTAAATTAACACCAGATTCAATCAGATTCTTAGCGATCAGACCATACGGTGTTTCCATAATAAGTGCTTTACCAACAAATGTGTTTCCGTTTTCTTTTAAAGAAACGATCTTATGCGATACTCTTTCAAGATTTAAAGATGGTGTGTCGGGATGACCAAGTTCACCTAAAGCACGATTTGTATCGATGTATTCTTGTTGATAACGAGCAACTTCGTTACGTAGTGTATCCATTTTGTACATACGATTATTGCGATTTACTGTATCACCAACAAGAAATGTTCCTTCGATATAAAGATGTCTTTTACCGTCTTCTGTTTTCTCAACAAGATATTTTACATCTTCGATATGTTCTTTAATGAGTTTCATTTTACAGTCCTGTCTGTGGTGGGTTAAATGTTGATGACTTGGACATTTGAATCATCAGCGTACCAACATTTCCCGAATTTGTAACGAAAACATTTGATGTTGAATTGTTTGATAATGATGTGTCAATATCGGAGAATATAAAATGTGAAAAAGCTGGAAGTTCTAATACAAGAACACCAGTTGCATCATTACCTCTATATACTTTCCATGTACCGTCAGTTACACCAGATACTTGTGCAATGTCTGCCGATTGTACTGTCTCAGCACTTGATGCAACAAGTTGTGATAAGTTAACTCTTGTATTTCCAGTTCCAACAATTCGAATTGTTGATTTTGTTCTTAATGAGTTTGAAATTTCATATGGCATTTATCGTAGTCCCATAGCTGATCGACGGCGCATTGACATTTTTCTTTTCATCAATGTACGTCTAAGTTTTGCTCTTCTAGTTGTTTTCCAAGAACGTTTTAATTTACGCGCTTTTGCAATTCTTACTGTTGCTGGAATACGTTTAACTGTATTACCAGATAAACGATATCCTTTTAGTCCAGAACGTTTTACGTTTTTCTGAACTACAATTTTACCTTTTGCATTACGACGAATTCTACGGCGAATCTTTTGAACTCTACCCATTTTAATTACATTTGGGTTTCTTCTTTTTACTGCTTCATCCAATTCATTATCGTCGATTTCAACTTCTTCAAAAGTTTCGTTGGCAAGATACGCCTTCACATCTTCTAATTTCTCAGAAACAATTTCATCTAAACGAGCAAAGATTTTTTCCCTTGCTTCGTCTAATTTATTCTGTATGATGCTGTTTACAAAACTCATATGATCTTTCAAAGTTTTCCATAGAAGTTAACATAAACTCTACGAATCTTTCTTTGTTTTCTTTTCTTAGTTTCTTTAAAGCACCAACTAAATGTTTTTTAATCTCTTCATCAAGAGGGATTAAACTACCGTCATTTAATTGTATTTCGTCTGATTCTTGAATGTATTCTTCTGCTTGTACAGGCGCATCAATAGCAGGACCATATGGCACACTAAAATAACGTTTTAGTTTATCGCTCCAATAAAGAGCAACACGTGTACCATCTGGATACAATCTTACCGCTCTACGTTTGATCACAAGCACGACGGGTGGATCGGGTACTAATGGATATGCTGAACCAACAGAATCCATTCTTGCTTCTTCAAGTTCTTCGCGAACTGCTTGTCTTGCACGAGTAAAAATCTGTTTATTGCTAGTAACTAAATCAGCCATGCGATTGAAAAGATTACGCATGATTTCGCGATCAGCATTGTTGAACACTGGGCGTTCTTCACCCATTTTATCCATTATTTTATGAATACGTTGCAACTGTGCCTTGTTTGCTAAACCAGCACGAACAAGAATGTCCAACTTTGAATAGTCGGACTTCTCTTCTTCTACAATCGATTTAAATTCGTTTAACGATTTCATTTTTCGTTTACTGTTTCGTCTTCTGAAACATCTTCAGAACTTTCTGCTTGACCACCAAAAATAGCGGCAGCTAGTTCTTGTTTACGTCCTTGTAGAGCATCAAATGCTTTTGCCGACAAAACGTTTTCGATGCTTTCTTTTGCTGCTGCATTTTCACCAGCAGCAATATTATTTAAAATAGATTGAATATCCATAATATCTCCTTATCGCCTATTTATACTTACCACAGTTTTATTTACGTCTGCATCAAGTTGTGGTGTAAGTGATTCTTCTGTTTCATCTTCACTGCGTTCAACAGTGTTATCTACAGATTCTTGTGGTGGCAACTGTGATTCTTCTGCTCCAGTGTCCATGTTTGCTGGACCTTTTTGATCTTCAGGAAGAGTTTCTTTTTCTTCTTCGATTTGTTTTTGCATCTCATCAATTTCTTCATCAGTCATCATGAGAATTTTATTCTTAACATAACGCTGAGAGAAATAACGTCCTATGTATGGATCAACTAAACCGACCATCTGTAAACGATTTTGTAGTAACTCTGCTTCACGTAATTCGGTGAAGTTATTATCTTTACGGAAATCATAATAAATGTTTTCCTTAAATTCATCCCATTCTTCTTTTGTACAAACACCTTTCAATACTAATTGTACTTTCAGTGCCTCATCAAATACTTGAGTGAATTTATTACGAAGTCTCTGAACAAACTTAGCAAACTTTAATTCATCACGTGTGACTTCTTGTGAACGACCTAAACCAGCAAGTCCACCTTCTTGTGATTCTAAACGTGAATACGGTACATTTAAAGATTGCAGTAATTTCTTTTGGAAATATTTTACGTCTTCAAGTTCACCAAGATTCTGACCTGCTGGTAACGTAGTAATTTCTGTACCTTTGCCACCTTCTCTACGAGGTAGCCAGAAATCTTCAAGCATCGACATATGCTTACGTTCATCACGAAGTTCACCTGTATTTGCATCATAAACAAGTTTATTACGGTACTTAATCATAACATCACGTAGATATTGTTCAGCTTTACCTTTTGGTAAGTTACCTACGTCGATGTAAAAGATTCTACGTTCTGGTGCTCGTGAAATACGATAGATAACAATCGCATCTTCAATCATACGTAATTGATTGAGCGGCTTAATTGCTTTGTGTAGATATGAAATAACAAACGTATTTTTTGCATCCATCAAACCAGAGTTCACATTAATAATCGAATCTGGTGCAATGCGAATACCTTGTCCTACGTTTGATGTAAATGTTTGTGTTGTTTGACCACGATCATTATAAACATAGTAGTCAGCAATCGAAACGATAACTTGAGCGCCTGTTTTAGGATCGCGATCTTTCTTGATCTCACGTACTTTACGTATTTTGCGTGGATCAATATATCTTAATTCTTGAATACCTTCTTTAGGATTTTTATCATTTACAACGATATGATAAAACATTCTTCCATCAATATACCAACGCTTGAATAGATCATCGGCAAGATTTGAAAAGTTCATCATGCGAAGAACGGTATTAAATTCTTCAATGATTTTTTTCTTAATTGATTCTGGTTGCTTTAGATTATCTAGAACAAGATCAACAACTTTACCTGCTCCATCATGTGTGATAGCTTCATTGACAATTTCATCAATTGCCATCTGACATTCTGGATGATTTGACATCTCGCGATATCGTGTGATAAGTTCGATTTCATTTCTTACCGAACCTTCTAGATCAACATAAGTGCCGTAATACGCATTTTGCGTAACGGTAACTGCACCATCATCATTTGCATTAGTTGGAAGGGCGAATGATGCCTGTTCAGGTTTCTCAACCTTAACGACATCTTACCACCTAGGTTAAACCCAAAAAGTTTTATTGCCACAGAAGATTCCTTTTCATTTTAAAAATAGAAGTAAGG